CATGCTAATTCTGTTTCCTGTGCCTACTGGTGTTGCAAACGGTCCTTCTTTAAATATATATTCATTTATATAAAACTTTTCGCCAACTGGTAAATCTATAGATAGCGTATAAACTGTATCTGGTTGAAAATCTTCTATTTCAGCTACAACCGCATTGTTGTACGATTGGCCTTTAAGATATACAACGCTTGAAGCGAGATTTTTCCCTTGCATTGAATGTTCTTGATAACTTGCACCCTCAATTCGTGTTACGATAATCTCATCATAAAGATGAGGGACATAACTTTTAACATCATTCCAGGTTGATAATAAGGAAGCAACAGATTCCCATGTATCGAAGTTGTCTATAATATCTTGCCATGTACAGAAATATTTCACTACCATTAATTTCAAATGAGCCGGTACTAATAATTGAAGAGATCTATGTATGTCCTCGTACCTGTAATCTGTAGTGGTATCTGGGCTTAGAACTTGAATTCTAATTAGTCCAGTACCAGGTTCTGGGTTGTCTAACTCATCTGCTCCGAAGAATACTGTTATGCAATCCGAACCAGTTATACTTTTAACCACACCCTCAATCATTGACTTATTTAGTTTAAAACCGGTCTGAAACAGGGATTTTAAATATCTCTTTCTTTGAGATATACTACCTACACTTTTAATTCCGAAGAACCTTTCAACCTCTTCTAGCATATCAGGTGGATAAGTGGATATAAATCTGTCGCTCTTGAGTTTACCTACCTCATGTCTAATATTGTCAAGCTCCTCATTTTCTATCTCACATAATATATTAAATTCCTCAATATCTGAGTAATAATATGGGAGATATTCTTTAATATTATAGGTTTTTTGAATATTTTCGATAAGTTTTAGATATACCTCATATTGAGGATTTGAGCTATCTATAAAACTCGCCGCACCGTCCTCACCTACCTCAAATATTAGATTGTAATTTCCGATAACTGAGGGGGATTTCGGATCAGCTTCCCACACATTATCACCTTTATTTGTGATAGAATATGTTTTACCGTTTATAGTATATTTAATATAATCTATCATTATACCACCCTCGTCAACTCAAAAGTATCTAATACAGGGATCTCAATATCTTCTAATGGTATATCTACAGATGCTCCATTTATAGTTAATGATGTCACGTCAGCAATGCTAGGACAATTTAATAGAGCATTCAATACTCTTACATAACTTACTGAGTTCTTGTTAAATGTGATAGATCTCAGATAAGCTTCAACCGCCTCCATTGCACCTTCTGGTAATGCATATCCGTCTGTTAATATCACTTCACCTGAAATATTAATGCTCTTTTCTTCACCACTTACAACAGTCACCTTGCTACCTATAGGCGCTTTTCCTTCTCCGAGTCCTCTTGATTCGGGGTCTATATATTCTTGAAAAGCTGCAACTAATTCTTCAGATGCGGGTCTATATACATTATTTGTTATAGCTATTTTAACACTATTTCCTCCATTCCACAAGGGGAATATTTTAGAAACTCCAATACCTTCAAATTCTTCTGCCCATTGTTTATACTGAGCAATATTTCCGTCTTGGGGTGGGTTGGATATCTTTTGTCTGTAACGAGATCTTAAAGAGTCATCGGATTCTTCCTCTTGTCCGTATCTTATGATATCTGTAAGCATAGCAGACTCCAGACCATTAATATAGCTTATAGGCATTAATTCTCCAGAATATATATTTCCAACCTCTCCTGGTTGTTCACATTCAAGAACGTAGGTTTTATCTTCAATTTTAGATACCACCTTGTAGGTAACATCTTCCACATCTTCAATTCTAAATCTGCTACCAATTTCAACATCAACATTGAATATACCCTTTCGTTGAGCGGAGACAGCTGGTTTTCTGAATATACCATTTTGACTAGCAAGCTCTGTTAAATCCTCACCAATAGCGAATGTAGGTGAAATAGAACGTCGGCAATCTCTAATTTCATAATACATTAGAGCCATTTCTTGAATTGCAGGAGCAAGTGCGTCATATATAACACTCCCTTGAGATTTATCTATGTTGTCAGGTACTCTTGACAATGCTCGGCTCATAAGATAATCGAATGTATAAGTCTCTAAATAATCCCCAATCATATCTCTACCTCCAGATTATTGTAGTTAATAGAACCATATATAGAATTAACAGTAAATGACACCGTCATTGCGTCTACACCTATTTTCTCAAATTCGTAATCAGTTATAGATAGTATCCGGTTATCTACCAATAGAGCTTCTTCGATTATTCTAGGTAGCTCCGCTGTTATATACTCAAAAGGCTTTCCTTTCAGATTGTATAATTCATTACCATAATACCAATCATAAATAGCATATGAGTATTTATCTGTTCTTAAAACCTTTTCCACAAATTGGCGAACTGCCTCTAGTCCGGATACCCTACCTCTGATTCGTTTATTTTCCCAGTCAATCCTATATGTGTCGGAGGGAGTGGTAACAGCAGACTCCGTCTCATCTTCAAATAAATAATCACTTGGTATCAATCTAAATCACCTTCCCTTTCCAGAACATAATAGCGTTGACCGTTTGATAATTTAAGCATTCTAACAGTATCTCCTACTTTTAATCCTCTCCACAACTGAACAGGATTAGTAAACCCTGGTAGTTCAATTTCTTTCTTTTTGCACAAGCAAGATAATTCTAGGAAATTCTCTGATAATTCTAGTTTATCTAGCTTTATCTTTAGGGGGCTAATAGAAGATACCTTTCCAATTACAATATCAGTTAGTCTGCTATCAGGTGTCTTTGCTGCTAATTGAATTTGTCTTACAAGCCTCTCTGCTCCTGGCATTATGTATACACCTCCGCTCTAAGAGACATTGTATGCTCTTCATTATTTAGTGTATGAGTACATTCAGTGACTAATAAATATCCGTTGAACGTTTTGTCGTTCTCTAACTCGCTTATATAGCACTGAATAATAGAACCTGCGAATACATTAAAGGACCCGATAGATTCTAACTTAAGAGTCTTCTTAGGCCTGTTATAAAAGTTTAGCATCTTTCTTGCTTTATCTTCAATTTGGGCTTTATTTAGAGCATCGTCTACCTTTTCGTATAACTGTAATATGCCCCATCTCTTTAGTGTGTCTCCTCCGTTTATAGTGTCATTTACGATGAACACCTCACGCTTCTTTGTCTTCGTGTTATCTCTATATAATTTAATCTGGTTATAAGTATCGGAATCAATGGAAGATTCATAATCGTAATCTAACAATCCCATATTGTCTCCGATAATTACACCAGCATTTAAAGATTTTACGCTTATATGCTCCAGAGTACCAAAGTTGTCTCTAATGATATAAAATTCGCCTGAATTAATTAAGGTGTCAGATTGAGATGTTTTTATCATCTCGTATAATGTTTTATTGTCAAATGTTCTAGGAGCACATATATAATTACTCTCGTCAACTATCTTGTATTTTAAGAGCCATTCATTGCATATTTTCTTGAATATTTGACTGCACGTCATATATTCAAATACTTTAGCGTCTTTGTTTCTAAGGTACATTAATTGGTCTAAGCAAGTAACTTCTATAGTATCGTCGCTTCCTGTTTGCTTGAATTTTACAACATAACCTTTAAATATGCCCTTACCGTCAACTTTAATTGCCACGGTAGCACCTTCGTAAAATATAGGACTCTCGTCTCTCATAATTTGGAAGGTGCATTTACCAGGCTGATCTGTTATAAATGAAGAGATTGTACAACCACCAACTATAATAGAGGAGATATCATATGCTTTCTCATTGACATTGTCATATAATTTAGCTTCTATATTCATGCTAGTTTGATATCCCCCTCTCTAACCCACCCAAGCCAACCACCGGAGGGTGTGGTAACGTGATAAGGGTGAGTACCTTTCATATTAATGAAATTAACCTTGCCTTTGTAATTTTTAAATGTTTTACCGGGTTTAGCACCATAACTGTCATAGTGTACAGTACCATTTAAAATAACAGTGCATCCTTTGGTTATTTTAGCTGGTTTCAATACTTTATTGGATTTAGTGGTAGAGGTAGCAGGTTTATTACTGGTAGTTTTAGTCCCTGAATTATTTCTCTTTAGGCTATCGGTAACCTGAATTTCCACAGCACTGAATTCTTTGTACTCTTTTAATTCTAAGGAGTAGTACATATCAATTTCTTCACCAGCTCTGTGGTCATAATCGAATTTCTCTATACTAACTAGAGTATTAATAGCTGGAGTCAAACCAGTTATTACGAATCTACAATATTTACCCTCATTTAGTATTCTCGTAAAGAAATCGACATAATAACTAGGACCCCTGAATAGACCTAATGTTCTAATACCGGGGAACCATGTAGTACCAGGAAACCAGCTTTCAAAAGAGATATCGGATAATTTTCGAGGTTTGAGTTTATTAATCTCCCCGAGTTTAATAATTTCATACGTCTTATTATTACCTGAGAAGCTAACCTCAATTTTAGCTGGGTTTACTGGTAATTGAACTACCTCTCCATCATACTCGAAAAAGAATCCGATATCCATAATTATGCCTCCTCTACTAATACGGTAGCAAGTGCTTCGTCTACCATATCCTCTATAACTTCTAATATCTTCTTTGCGTCAGCAGTTTCTCTAATGTCGCCGAATTTAATATTAGCGACAGGAGTAACTGATTTATAGTTGAGTAAGAACTCTCTAGCAGCCATGTCTCTTAATAACTGAATATCTTCATCGGATAGATCTACAGAGCCTTTGATTTTTCCAACGCTGTCTAGATCTCCGCCCCGTACAACGACGTCCCTCATTTCAATGCCATTTAATATATCTTGGAGTTTCTTATCATAGTCATCACCTATACCGTCGAGTCCTTTGAATTTACCGAAAAAGTCATCTACCGCTTTCTGTGTAGGGTTAAATGCGAAGTCATAAGCGTCAAACGGGTTTATTAGAACTCCAAGGTCCTCTATTACTGTCTTGCCTAATAATGGGTCTATTACATATTTGTCAAGCAGAGTAGATGCTTGGTCCATGTCAATATATCCTTCAGCCCAGAATTCTTTGTCGAATATCTCCATCTGTCTAGGGTCAAGTTTCTTGTATAGATCATTAACCCAATCGTTCACGTTATCCATGAAACCGGATACAGATGAAGCTAAATTAGAACCAAATACTGCATCTATGGCCTTTGCTATTGCCCATATGATTCCTAGTACTACATTCGCCATTCCCTGGAATAGACCTACTATACCCATTATAACTCCTCTAATAGCAGCTATAACAAGCCCGAATGTAAATGCTAGAACCTTGAAAATGAATATGAGTGTGTTACCAATGAGTGCTAAAATGGATATTATCGTCTGTACAACCCAGATTAGAATGTCTATTACAATAGCAATGATACTAATTACTACACCGGCGGCTATTGCTAAGATGTCCCATAATACTGCGGCTATAAAGAAGAATGCACCTGCAACAGCACCTATTATTTCACCAATCGTATAACCTAGCTCTAGGAATAGGTAAATCAATCCAAATACCAATGCCATTATTAACATGATAGGCCAAGCAACCGCTACCCATGCTATTATTGCCTTTACAGCGGTTATTACCAATACAGTACCGAGTGCAGACACCAATGCTATCATTGCATTAGTATTGTGATCAAAGAATTGATAAACCTCTGTGGCGACATCGACAATTTTCCCTAGAACATCAATTATGAAGTTAAAGGCGTTAGCCATATTATCTAAGAATCGTTTACCGTCCGTTGTAGTCAGGAAATCAGCGAATTCCCACGCCTTTTTATTTATTCGAGCAAGAGCCCCATCTCCTTGTGATAGCATATATAAGAAATACTGCCATACAGATGTTATCTGAGTCATTGCTTGACCGAATGTTTTAGGCATATTGTTAAAGGCTTTATTTACTTCCTTGTCCATTGATATAAATGCCTTTATAATTCGGTCTGTGGTTAGTTCACCGTCTCTACCTAGATCTTTTAGGTTGCCGATTGTTAAATTTTTGAATTTAGGGTCTACATTACCTAAACCTTTTGCTAATACATGAGCAAGGTATGGTACTTGCTCTCTAAGTGATCTTAACTCGTCACCTTGTAGTACACCAGAGGATAAACCTTGTGATAATTGTAGAATAGCTCTTCTGTTCTCTTCTGCGGTACCACCACCAGCTACGAGTGCTTTGTTAATAATCTCCGTTACCTTGAGAGCCGACAATGCTCCAGATTTACCTGGAAGGGCTCCAGATACCATTATACGAGATAGCAAATCACCAGTTTCTTGTAAACCTGTTCTAGTTTTCAACGCTGTCTGAAGTACTTGCGAATATAATTGTTCTTTACTATACGGAGATTCGTTGAACAATCCTATTCTTGCTTGAGTGGATAGGGCTTTATCAGGTGCTTCCATTATATCAGCAAGAGCATCTTTTATATTCCTAAATAAATACAGTGCAGATGCCAGATTGGTTAAATTGAATCCGCTACTGCCTATTCTAGAGAAATTGGAGGCTACCTTGGCGGAGAATTTATCTGATTTATTTAGGTTATTATTCATATTATTTAGCTGTCTATTAGCATTAGCAATACTCTTAGACGCATTTTGGAAAGCCTTATTTGGAATCCCCCGGTTTGCTTGTGCATTCATGTTTGCCATGACCTTTGCTGCTTGGTTCATGGAATTCATAATAGTTTTTAAAACGGGGGACATATTATTGGTTAATGAGATTGTATTCCTAATCTGTGCCATTACCTTCTACGCCCCCTTCTGATACCGCCGCTAGAATGCGACCTTGATTTTAATTTTTTACGTTCTTGCTCTTCTGATTTAACTCTCTCATCGATGAAAGCATACATCAATGCCCTCTCCCGAGGAGGGAGAAAGGCGAAGTCACTTGGTTTCCAATGCAGTTTCATTACCGCATAATAACAATACCAGGTGTCTCCGTCCTTCTCCTTCATTAGTTTTTTGCTTCTTCAATCGTATCTTCAAAATCCTGGTCAAATCCAGATAATTTTAAGATCTGTGCTGCTAATTCGTTAATCTCACCTGCAAGTAAATATTTATACATTGCTTGAGCAGCAGTCTGACACTCTGCTCTCTTAATAAATTCAGCGTCTTTGAAATTTGGGTTGACGGTGTGATTCAATACAATAAGTTCGTTGAATCTTTTTGTGTCAAAAGATCTCTTCTTATTGCTATTAGGATTGATGATACAACGTTGTTGATAATCGTTGTACTCACCGCCTGTGATAGCTTTAACCTCAAATTCAAAGTCCTTTAATCTTTCAGAAACTCTAACTTTCTGAGTTAAATTATCTACTGGATTTGCTAATAAGAATTCTTGTAATGCGTTCATATTGTATCCTCCCTATTAATATTAAATTAATCTCCAAGTACCGGTTGA